AACTTTTTGATAACCTCTACAGGCTTTACGTCTCTATCATAAATATAGTCAGTTAGTTCAACTAATACTAAATCACCGTGGTTAAAATCTTCTGTTCTCATAATGTTTATCTCTTTTCTATGATATAAAGATAAAGCTTTTACTCCGAATAAAAAAATATATTTTGATTTATTTTAATCTTTTTTTCTCCGCCTTTTTTCTACAATACTCTAATTGTTGTAAAGAAGCTCTTCTTAATCTACAATTATCACTACAAAACTTAATCATTTTACCATTAGGTATAAATTCTTTACTACAAACAACACAATTGCGCGGATGTATTTTCTTACCACCAACTCTTCCGAACCTTCCACCCTTTGAACCATCACGAAACTTCATTCTACCAAGTAATATATCATCACCCTCAAGATGGGATGTTTCTAATTTTAATCTAATTCTTTCCTCACATAAATTATTATAGATTACTGTATTACATAATCCAGTTTTAACTATTATTTGAGCGTAAGTCAAACCATCTATTCTCATTCTTAACATAGGATAATCACCACTCATAATAACATCAACTATATCACCGACAAATTCATTCCGTTCAGCATCATTATTACCGAAGTCATTACTTAAATTACTTGCCTCACTAATAACAGTCATATTATCATCTGCTTCATCATTCATCCAGTCCAAAGAATAATGATGTTTAATTCTTACATTATACTTCGGGTCAATTTCATAGATGTAAGTGCTCCATAGAATAGTTTGAAACCAAACTAATTTAGAAGCCTTAGCGGGATTATATTGATGAGATACATTTAGACCTTTAAGTATTGAACGATGGATAATCTCATCATCATACCGACCATACTTCATATACATATGTCCTTTTAATAATTTATACATTTCAGTAATCTCCTTTTCACTCATAAAACTATTATTGAATGGTTGGTAGTGGTCTATATCATATCTTGTTCTTGCTCTGCTCATACATATTATATTAAAATTAAACAAAAAGATTAAAAATCCGTATAAGGGAGAGAAGGGTATTTAATATATATGTTATGAAAAAGATAAATATATATAAAGAAGACCCTATATTAAAAGTATATTTTAGAGGTAATACAATATACACAAGAGAAGTAAAAAAGATTACAGGTGAAGGGTTCTATAATGTTGATGGGCATATATTAGCATATGGTAAAAGAATTACTGATTACGAGGAATGGTTCTCGCTTATACAAGCAGAGATTAAGAGTAAGAAAAGAAACAAAATAATAAATCAAATACTTAAATAATGAATGTAAAAGAATTTAAGAAAGCTGTTGTTAAAGATGTAAAGGAAAGTTCCTTATCATTAGATAAATCAAGTCAGTTAAAGATGATTGGTTATAATATAACAGTAGAAACGCTTTCATCTATATTGAGTGATATATTTAATGAATATGTTAAAGGTATCAGTAGTGATATAGTAGCTCCGTGGAGAATTTATGTTATTAAAGGTAATATAAGTGAGAGGTTAGAAGATTTAAGACCCTATTTAAGTAAGGATGATTATTTATCAAGTTGTATAATGATAGGAACAAAAGTAGATAATTGGATAGAAGAAGCAGTATATGAAGAACTATTTGAAACAGCCTCTAACTTAAAGAAAATACTTTATGATAATTAAAAAGAAAAAAGAAAAGAAAAGATTTTATGTTTATACAATTTCCTATAATAGTTGGGTGATTTATATTGGTATGACTGATAGTATAAAGCGTAGAGAAACCCAACATAACTATTTATATAAAAAGAATAAAGTAAAAGATTTATATGATTATTTAAGATTAAAGAACTTTGAGGATAGAATAGAATTAAAACCAGTTAAGGTATTTGATACAAGGGTAGAAGCAAAAAGATATGAATGTATGTTGATACTCCAGGACCATTTCAGTAGTAAATTATTAAAACAAAAGGTTCCAAATATAATGGATATGTAATGACGAGAGATGAAATCTTAATATACATATTCAATAATAAGATGTTGAACGATGCGATTAATAATGTAGTAGATGATAAGTATAAAGAAGATTTTAGGTCTCATTTTTATTTACAAGTTTCCGAATTTGAGGAACAAAAACTAATAGATTTATACAACAGAAGAGTTATAGATTGGGTATGTTTGAAAATAATAACTAATCAGTGGAAATCAACAACATCAACATTCTATAAGATGTATCGTAATGGTGGGTTCGCTGGTGATAAAATAGTTAGATTAGAAAGTGAATTCATAAATAGTGAAGGAGATGAGAGATTAGAAACTCAATTAGAAGATGAAGAGTATATTGAACCTATTGATGATAAAGAAGTATTAGAAGAAGTTAGAGTTTTATTATGTAATCAATATGAAGATTTTTTAGTAAATCAATACCATTCAACTTTATTTGAGATGTATTACTTTGATGACTTAACCTTAAAAGAGATAGAAAGATTAACTGATATAGATTTTAATGCGGTTAGTAGGTCAGTAAGAAAAACGAAGGCTTACTTAAAAACAAAAATAAAAATATAATAATATGGAATATATAGAAATCTTAAAAATACTAGCACTATCACAAGTAATAACTACATTTGCTCCAATTGGTTGGATTTTAGAATTACTACCAAATGGTATGATGAAATATGTTTTAATAGTTTTAACATCGTGTCTTAAATGTTGCGCACTATGGTTAGGACTATTCTTATATGGATTATGGCCTGCTATAATCGCCTCAATAATTGCTTCTGTTTTTATAGAAGTAAAACAAAATATAATAAATTACTTATGGAAAAGAAAACAATAAACAAATACCCCTCGGAAGACCTTAATGATATGTTAATCCTATTTAGACATGTTGGTCCTTTAAGAGATGAGGAACAACAAAAGATATGGAAGTATCTTAAAAAGTATATTGACCCAGAACATCCAAAACCAATAAGTGGATGTAATTGTAGCTTATCATATGCTTCTGGATTTAATAAATTAAGAGATTTTTGCTCACAGAACGGAAATAAATTTAGATAATATGAAAGAGTTAATAGTAGGAACAACAAATACCTCACTCTATAAAAGAACGATGAGATGGATGAGAACAACATTAAGAAAAAGAAAAATAAAAAAGATTTTTAATTTATGAACTGGGATTATATTAGAGAGATAATAGAAAGAACGAAAGCTACTCATAGAGATATACAAATAGAGAATATATTAAAAGAAGAAGTAGAAAATAAAACATCTAATGAAAAGTTCATAGATGAATTAAAAGACCACTTATCAACTTGTATTAATAAGTCGGATTACTATGAATGGTTTATTATAGATATACAAAATACTCCGCATTGTAATTGTAAGGTTCATATAGAGGAAGAATTTGCCCTTATATCATTCCTTAATACACTTTATTCTCTGTATAGAACTTATGATGATTTTAGAATAGAATACATAGTAGCACCAGATGTTATTACAAAAATTACAATTAAATAAAAATGAGTAAAGAATTAAAATTAATGCTGGGAGACAACATCTTGTCCTTAAAAAAATTACCAGATAATAGTATAGATAGTATAGTAAGCGACCCACCATACGGATTATCCTTTATGGGTAAGAAGTGGGACTACGATGTTCCTTCTGTTGAGTTCTGGAAAGAAGTATATAGAGTTCTTAAACCTGGAGGTCATATCTTATCTTTTGGTGGAACAAGAACATATCATCGTATGGTAGTAAATATAGAAGATGCTGGTTTTGAAATCAGGGACCAGATTATGTGGTTATATGGTTCAGGCTTTCCTAAAAGTCATAACATTGGTAAGGCTGTTGATAAATTACAAGGTAATGAAAGAGAGGTTGTTGGTGAGCAGACTAATTTAGCAAAGGGTTCAAATCTTACCATGAAAGGTTCCGGCTCTTGGCAGGATGGTAGTCCAGATAGCATTCCAATAACAAAAGGTCAATCACCATATGAAGGTTGGGGAACTGCTCTTAAACCAGCAAATGAACCTATCTGTGTTGCTCGTAAGCCTTTAAGTGAAAAGTCAGTTGCTGAAAATGTTTTGAAGTGGGGAACTGGTGGTATAAATGTTGATGGTTGTCGTGTTGGAAATGAAAGTATAGATACTATACATAATCCAAAAATAACTGGTAAGATGGGTCAAGCACACGGTGAGCAAAAAGGATTTATTGAAGGTGAAAATACAATACACGAAGGAAGATTTCCAGCCAACATCATATTAGAGTGTTTATGTGATGAGGTTATTAAGGGTGAAAAAGGTGAGCCCAAAATAGGTAAGCCTGGCGGCAAGACATTCGGTGGTGGTGATATGAGCCCTGAGGTCATTGGTAAATGGTTTAATGATAAAGGTGATATACACACTAATCCTATGTGTCCTTGCCTTTTGTTGGATGAACAAAGTGGTGTATCTGGCTCAGGTTCATTTAAGAAGTCAGGTGGTCGTGATAGAAGCAAACATGATTACAATTCTGTTGGTGATTTTGGTTCAAAAGAAGGTGGTATATTAGCACCTGATAATTATGGTGATAAAGGCGGCGCCTCACGATTTTTTTATCAAGCAAAAGTAAGTAAGGCTGAAAGAAATATGGGGTTAGATGGATTTGAAGAAAAGTATAAAGACACAAAGTTCGGAACAATAGGTAATAGAAAAGAAGAAGATGTTGTATCAAAAAATAATCACCCAACCGTAAAGCCAGTAGCACTTATGGCTTATCTTGTTAGATTAATCACACCACCAAATGGTATAGTCCTTGACCCGTTTATGGGTTCAGGTTCAACAGGCATCGCAGCAAGATTGGAAGGCTTTAAGTTCTGTGGTATGGAGATGGATAACGACTACTTTAAGATTGCTGAAGCTCGTATAGAGAACTTTGAAGATTATAGAAAATTTATAAAAAAATAATATAATAAATCGTGGCTCACAAGAATAAAAAATATGATAGAGAACTTTTGATTACAAAAGTTGCTATGATGAGAATAAAAGGTAAAAGCACTCATACACTATTAGAATACTTAATGATAACTATAGGTATGAGTAGAAAAATTGCCTATGAAATACTCGCAGATACCCAAAAGTATATTATGGAGATGACTGATAGTGATATAAATAAAGCACTATCTAATGCTATACAAAGATTAGAAGAACTATATGAAAATGGAACCAATAAAGAAAAGTTAGAAGTTCAAAAAGAATTGAATAAGTTGTTGGGTTTATATGCTGCTCAAAAGGTAGAAGTTAGTGGGGCTTTAGATACAACCATAAAAGTTATTAGATTATCAGGTCCAGATTTGGATGGTAAAGAATAAAGAATATATTAATGGAGTTAGACATTAAGCACACGATAGTTTTTAGTAGGAACCTTAAATCATATGAAGATGGTAAAAGGTTCATAATAAATCAAGGGGGAGCAAGGAGTAGTAAGACATACTCAATTATACAACTCCTTATATACCTATGCTTAACAATACCATTAAAGAAGGTATCAATAGTTAGAAAATCATTTCCATCTTTAAGAGGTTCTGTTCTAAAGGATTTTGTAGAGATTATGAGAGACCTTAATATATATGATGAGAGTAATCATAATAAGACAGAACAGTTATACAAGTTCAAAAATGGTTCTACATTAGAGTTCTTCTCTATTGATGATGCTCAAAAGGTTAGAGGTCGTAAAAGAGATATATGTTATTGTAATGAAGCGAATGAATTAACATTTGATGACTTTCAACAACTATCATTAAGAACATCTGGTGCTATGTTCCTTGACTTTAACCCTTCGGACAACGAACACTTTTTATATGAACTTGTTGATGATGATAGAAGTGTCTTAATTAAATCAACATATAAAGATAACATCTACCTATCAAAAGATATAATTAAGGAGATAGAAAATCTTATTAATGTTGATGAAAACTACTATAAGGTATATGCGTTAGGAGAAAAACCTATTCCAACTACAAGAATATATAACCACTTTAATCAATATGATATAATTAATGATGATGTTATAGATGTTGTATATGGTTTAGATTTTGGCTACAATCATCCCACTGCTCTTATTAAAGTAAATATAACTGATGATGGTTATTATTGTGAGGAGATAGTATATAAATCCTTTTTAACTTCTGGTGATATAATACAATTATTCAATTCATTAGGCATAGATAAGAAAAAGTATATCTATGCTGATTACTCCAGACCAGAAATTATACAGGATTTAAGAAGAGCCGGGTATAATATGAAGGAAGCAGTTAAAGATGTTAAGCCGGGTATCAATACTATTAAATCAAATAAGATTTATATACATAAGACATCAACTAATTTAATAAAAGAATATAAAATGTATAGTTGGAAAACAAATAAAGACCAAGTTCTTGATGAACCAATTAAATTATGGGATGATGCGTTAGATGCTTTAAGATATGCGATACATTCTTACCAGAAAAAGAAATTTATACCAGTTTCTATTTATACTCCAAAGATTAGAAGAGAGGAAGATGACTGGTAAGTGATAATAAAAAACAAAAATATATTTATGAATATGAAAAAACAAATAGTAATACCTGAAAGCCTTAATGATATAACTTTAAGACAGTATTTAGAGTTCTCAAAGGTAGCTGAAACTATTACAACTGAACCAACAATAGAAAATACTTTAAGAACATATAAGTTGGTAGAGATTATTACTAATTCAACAGAGGAAGAGATAGATGAGTTAGGAGTTAAAGAGATGGAAGTTATATCTAATAGTGTTAAAATCCTTATTGATAATTTTACTGGCTTTCCTGAAGCTACTGATAAACATTTACATATTCTGGGTGTTGATTACGCAGTTAAAGATATAAATGAATTAGATAATGGTGAATATATCTCTTTGAACCTATTGAAGGAACAATACGGACAAGATACATATGAATTATTCCCAAGAATGTTAGCTATTCTAATTAGACCGGCTACGAAAGAATATGACTTTGAAAGAAAAGAAGAGGTATGGAATGTTGATAAATTTAATAGAAGAGATATATTAAATCTTGAGTTAAGAGCTGATATATTTTTAGATAATGCTAAGGCTGGTGATGTTGTTCCTATCATCAATTTTTTTTTGAATGGGATAGAGACACCAATTTAAGATATGAAAGCTTGTTTGTAAGAGAACAAACTGAAATGTCCCACGCTATGAATGACGACCAATCACATAAATATAGATGGGTAGCTTTTATAGATAGATTAACAGATGGTGATATGACGAAGGATGAAGAAGTTTATAGATTAGGTTATACTGATACTTTGAATAGATTAAGTTGGTGGAAGACAAGAGATGAAGCTCAAAGATTAGCAGATAAAATGAAGAAATAATAAATAGATATGAGTAATAATACACTGACCCTTACAAAGATTAAATCTATATTTGAAGATATAGCTAATCGTCATCTAATGATTAATGATTATGGCTTCGGACCTTCCTATAATATAGGTAATGATAGACCTATGAATTTACCTTATCTATGGGTAGAACCAGTTTCATCAAGAACATCAACAGGTGCTGGTAATTCAGCTGGAGTTGAATACTATACATTTACTATGTATGTAATGGATAAGATTAACAAAGGTGATGCTAACTATTTAGAAACATCATCGGATTGTGATTATATCAGTAAAACTATATTCGCTGAATTAGACCAACACCCTTATTATATTGATTTAGATTTATCTATTGATGGAGATTTTACTTCCGAACCGGCTTATGAAGCAGAAGATGAAAATTCTAACGGATGGCTTACAACATTCACTCTTAAATTACCTTTAAGATTTACTCCTTGTAATAACCCACTTTCACCAATAACAGATTATACTATCTCATTAGCTTCACCTGGTTCTAATACATATACAATTACTTATTTTGGTCCTACTGGACCAGCTGGAACTTCAGGAACATCTGGTATATCTGGTGGTGGTGGAGGAACTGGTTCTGGAACTAACGGAACTTCTGGTTCATCTGGAACTTCTGGATTAAGAGGAACTTCGGGAACTTCTGGATTGAGAGGAACTTCAGGAACATCGGGAACTTCAGGATTAAGAGGAACATCGGGAACATCGGGTGTGAATGGTTCATCGGGTCAAACTGGTTCAAGTGGCCTATCAGGTTCTTCTGGAACATCTGGTATAAATGGTATTCAAGGAACATCGGGAATGTCTGGTTCAAATGGAACATCTGGTATAAATGGTTCATCAGGTGAAACTGGTTCATCTGGATTATCTGGTTCAAATGGAACATCAGGTTCTTCTGGTTCATCGGGTGCTGATGGATTAGACGGCTCATCACAGGGTAGATTTATTACAACAGATACAATTATAGGAAGTGGTAATCAACAAGTAGCTTATGATATGTTTATCGTTGATAAATTAACTATTGAAGCAGGAACAAACTCTTACACATTCGGAACATATTCTTTTATAGATGATGGATTATTACAAGTAGAAGATACTTTATGGATAGATGGTATATTAGAAGTTGATGGTATATTAGTAAGTGGATTAGGTGTATTAGGAGGAGGAACTGGTTCAGGTATTAGTGGTTCATCTGGAACATCTGGATTATCTGGTTCATCTGGAACATCTGGTATATCTGGTTCAATAGGAAGTTCGGGAGTTAGTGGTTCATCTGGAACATCTGGATTATCTGGAACTTCTGGAACAAGAGGAACATCTGGTTCATCTGGAACTTCTGGAACAAGAGGAACATCTGGTTCATCTGGATTATCTGGTTCTGCTGGAACATCAGGAATTACTCCTTACCCTTTAATAAATAAAGGAACTTGGACGGCTTCAACGACATACTTTCAAAATAACTGGATATATTATAGTGTTGATAATAAAACATATGTTTATACTGCTGTTATGCCTTCATCTGGAAGCCTACCAACTGATACAAGTAAATGGGCTTTTTTAGGTAATGCTGGAACTAACGGAACTTCTGGACTTAATGGTTCATCAGGAACATCGGGATTATCTGGAACATCTGGTAGTTCGGGGACATCTGGTATTAACGGAGCTACTGGACCTGCTGGAGGTGGTGGAAGTCAAACACTATCACAAGTGTTGGCTCAAGGTAATGATAATGGAACATATTCTATTAGCCATGAATTAGATGGATATAATGGATTTTCAACTTTAAGAATGAATGGTGGTAGTGAAACCCCACTTTTAGGAGACAGAGCCACTCTAATTACATCATCTTTTAGCAATTTTTCAAGAGCAATGGAATATGACACTTATGGACAGTCTGTAGCTAATTACTCAGGATTAGGTGTAAAAAAGGACTATAATTTATTGTTGTCATCAAGTTCTTTAGGTGGTGCTTTTCTATATACATATACAGCACCTTATCTTCAATTAGGAGTAAGAAGTCAAGCAGATAAGTCAAGTTTAATTGAAGTAGGAACACAATCTATATCACTTGGTTTATATGATGATTATGAGACAACAACTATATCTAAAATTGATATATCTAATGATGGAATAAATATAGATGCTCCGGTAGTCAATTTTTCAACCAACCCAGCATATGAACTTAATTTACCATTAAATGTAAGTTTTCCTTTTGGAGGACCAACAAGTTCTTTATTGGCAGTAGATGGTAATGGTAAGATAGTGGCTACATCATCAGCAAGTGGTTCATCAGGAACATCTGGTTCATCTGGTATAAATGGAACATCGGGTCTTAACGGAACATCTGGTTCATCAGGAACAAGAGGAACATCTGGTTCATCAGGTTCTGCTGGAACATCTGGTATAAATGGAACATCTGGTATTGCTAATAAATGGTTTGAAGCTGTATATCCAAATACTCCTCCAAATGGTGAAAATGAAGGAGATTTATTATTATACAGTGGATTGAATAACCCAAGTGTAAATGGTTCAGCTAATTATTCGGAGGTTTTAATATGGATGGACGCTGGACTTGGTATTGGTTGGAATAATCACGCCGCTTATATAAAAGATGGTTTGGGTGGAACTTCTGGTTCATCTGGAACATCAGGTATAAATGGATTAGTGGGTAGTTCAGGAACTTCTGGAGCCGCTGGTATAATTGGTTCATCAGGAACTTCAGGTCTTAACGGAACATCAGGTATGAATGGAACTTCTGGTTCAAATGGAACTTCCGGTTCAAATGGTAGTTCGGGAACATCTGGTAGTGGTCTTGGTTCATCAACTCCTATTATTTTAACAGATGCTCCTACTGTATCTTGGAATTATACATCAGGATTTAACGCACAAGTATCTATATCAGCTAATAGAACATTATCTATAACAGGAATGACCTCGGGAGATTATGGAACTTTATTAATTACACACACATTAGCTGGTTCAAAGATGACTATACCAGGACTATTTCCAAATGGAACATATTCATTTTCAACCGCATTAAATAAAACAGATGTATATGGATTTTATTACAACGGAACAAACTTCTATTGGAGCTATAATATAAATTACTAAAAAGATATGAGACCAAATCAAGAATTTTTCAACTTATTAGGAGTTAATACTAACCGACCAATTGTTTCTGGATGGGTTCTATTAGATTACAATAAATATGCTGTTCTTCTATCCGAAGATAATACATATTATATGTTGTCCGATACATCTGGAAATCCATTAGATAAAATAATAACTGCTAATAATGAATTGATGGTTGATACAAAGTTTATATCTACTGATGGAGTTAATTGGAATACTATATCTGGAAGCGGAGCGGGCATAATCTCAATTGCTTATTCACCAACTCTAAATAGATATGTTGGTATTAGAAACGGAGCTCCTCTTTTATGTTATTCAAATGATGGTTTGAATTGGACTAATGTTTCTTCAATACTATCAACACCGAAAGATGTAATATGGGGTAATGGTAAATTTGTATCAATTGGTTTTATTACAACAACAACTCAATATGTAGCAATGACTTCACTTGATGGTATTACTTGGACTGCTGCTACTTCTCAAAATAGAATAGGCAATTGGTCTAAAATTACTTATAGTCCATCACTAAACTTATATGTAGCTGTTTATCCAACAGCAGCGACTGGTATTTATTCAACCATAATGACTTCACCTGATGGTCTGGTCTGGTCTTTTAGAACTGCTCCATCACAGGGTGGTTTGACTGATGTTAAATGGTGTGCTGATATAAATAAATTCGTAGCATCTGCTAATTGGAGTTCTGGAGCTGGGAGACCCGCTTATTCAACTAATGGAACGAGTTGGAGTAATTCATCTATACAGAATATAGATAGCTTTGGTGTAGCTTTCTCAACAAGCTTAAAAGTAGTTCTATTATTAGGGAATAATGAAATATGGAGAAGCACAAATGGTATTGACTTTACTCAAAAATCAATAACTGGTGGTGTTAATAATTTCTTACAATTTAAGTCAGGTATATTTGTTAAAGGATTAGGAACAGGAAAAATAATAGAAGCTTAAATATAAACAAATTAAAAATAAAAAATAAAATAAAGACAAAATGGGTCAAATAAATTTATCAAGAGGTTCATCAGCATCGGTAATCACTCCACCTACGGGTGTAGATGCTCTCTATAATGAGAATGGTGAGTGGTTAATAATGAATTCAACTGGTGTTTCATCAAGAGCTGGTCTCAACGGAACTTCTGGTATAAATGGTTCTATCTATGTGGGTAATTCTACAACAAGTATATCTATTGGATTAGGAACAAAAACTTTATTCGTAGAAACTGGATTAGCTTATAGTATAGCTCAAGACATATCAATTGTATATAATGTTAGTAATCTAATGAATGGTGAAATTATATCATACAATAGTATAACTGGTGAATTAGTAGTAGATATAAAATCAGTATTAGGAAGCGGAACATATAATGTATGGATTACTAATTTAGATGGTGCTGTCGGTGGAGTGTCTGGTTCATCTGGAACTTCTGGGATTAGTGGAACTTCTGGTTTATCTGGAACATCAGGAATTAGTGGAACATCAGGTTCATCTGGACTATCTGGAACTTCTGGTATAAATGGATTGTCTGGAACATCTGGTATAAATGGATTGTCTGGAACATCTGGTATAAATGGAACTTCGGGTTCATCAGGTGTGAGTGGATTAGATGGTTCATCTGGAACATCTGGTATAAATGGATTAATAGGAACATCTGGATTATCTGGTTCATCTGGAACTTCGGGTGCTAACGGAATAGAGGGAACTTCGGGTTCATCAGGAGTGAGTGGATTATCTGGTAGTTCAGGAACTTCTGGTGTTAATGGACTATCTGGTTCTTCTGGAACATCTGGTATAAATGGAATGGAAGGAACATCTGGTTCATCAGGTATATCTGGTATAAATGGAACATCTGGATTATCTGGAACATCTGGAACATCTGGATTATCTGGAACATCTGGTATAAATGGATTAGTGGGTAGTTCAGGAACATCTGGTCTTAACGGAACTTCGGGTATAAATGGAACTTCTGGTTCATCTGGTGTTAATGGAACATCGGGTATAAATGGAACTTCTGGTTCATCTGGTGTTAATGGAACATCGGGTGTTAATGGTTCAGTAGGGGTGACCGCTTCAGCATTTGGAATTACAATTGATGGTGGTGGTTCAGCTATAACAACTGGATTAAAAGGAACTATTACTTTACCATTCGGAGGAACAATAACGCAATGGGATTTATTAAGTGATGTATCTGGTTCAATAGTTATAGACGTTCAAAAGACATCTTATGCTTCTTATCCGACTGGTGGAGTATCAATAGCTGGTAGTGAATTACCAACATTATCATCATCTACTAAAAACCAAGATATAGATTTAACAACTTGGACTACTTCGGTAAGTGCTGGTGATATATTATTATTTAATGTAAATAGTGCTTCAACTTTAACAAGAGCAAATCTTGTAATAAAAATAAATAGAAACTAAAATGGCAATAAGAACAATAAGTGATGCTGGTGGTAATTGGAACGCAACAACAACTTGGGTAGAAGGAGCCGTTCCTATACAAGGTGATGATGTAATTGCTACATCAACATCGGGTAATTTAACTCTAACAGCAGGAGCGATTACAAAATCGCTTGACTTCACTAACTATGTTGGGACATTTAATATGAATAATTTTAATCTTGCTATAGGAACACAGACCATAATGGGGACAACATTTAGTTTAGTTCCAGCAATGACCTTTACCTTTTCATCAACTCAAATTCCACAAATAGTATTTTCCGGTGCTAACGGTTCATTAAATACAAACATCCAAGTAAAGACATCAGGTAAGATTTTACCAAATTGCCACTTTAACACATATGGGACTAATAATTTAGGAACAAATCTAATAGATGATATGAATATGAATAATTTTGGATGTGATTGGTATGGTGGTTATGTCCGATTAAATGGAGCAAATATATATGTAAGAAGCAACTGGACTGGTTATTACGAGACGAGTATAATTGGGACTTCTACATTTTATATGATAGGAACTGGGACTTTTAACCCACAGGGTATGAGAGGTGTGTCTAATCCATTTGTAATAGACACATTAGGGACAATAAATATAGACACAAATATAATAATCGGTTCGCTCGGAACAGCGTCTGGTCCGGCGAACTTACCAGGTAATTTCACTTATGTTAAAGGAACAATTACTGGGTCAAAAAAGATTTGTATGTTTGGTGTTCCATCAACGCCTCATAAAATAAATTGTTCTTTTACATTTAGTAATGTTGAATTTAGAGCAACAAGTAATAATCAAATTCAGGTTGAGCAGACTGGTCCATTAAGGTTTGATAATATGTATTTAGCTGCTGGATATGGAAGGACAGACACCACCATGGGAAACATTGCCTTTCTTGGAACAGGTCCATTAAATGGTGGTTTATTTAATTTAGAAAAAATATACATTACTGCTTCAACAACTGGAACACACTCATTTACTATAAATGGCACGAGGACATATCAAAGTAAAACATCAAATGCTCTTGTATGTGGAACACCTTCATCAGTTTTTGTTCAATTTGGAACATCATCTGTTGATACTTTTTATACAACATTTACCAACATCATATCACCAAATGTGGTATATACATACCAAGGAACATTTAGTAATTCCTCAAACATCACGGTTGTAAATTCACTAGCACCGACTGGAGGTGGAGGCGGAGGTGGCGCTTCATCAACTACGTTCTTAATGTAAAAAAATAAATAAATATAATGAATATAATAATTGTAAAAGAAAAAGAGATTGATGGGTTTATGGTTAGTAAGATTAAAATTACTCCTATAATTGTCTTAAATGTTGGTGCTAATATATCTTATGCTTTATATGAGACATCAAGTGATTTACTAATAAGGAGCACTTCAATTTATCTATGTGGTGAAGAGTATGACTTATGGTCTAATGATGATATGTATGTTATTAATCTTGTATTACAGAGAGAAGGACTGGAACTTATTCGGTGATAATCGCTATCATAAATATATTTATGTAATATGAGTGATGATATATCTTTTGATGAATTAAAAAAGGCTATTAATAAGTTGGGTAAGGAATATGTATTTGAACTTACCCAGCAATTAATGGAAGCTGGTTCAGTAGCATCTGGTAAATTAATTAATTCATTAAATTATGAAGTAGTAGAAATACTGAATGGTATATACCTTAATATGAAGTATGAAAAGTATTTGATTAATGTTGATGAAGGTAGAAGACCAGGAGCAAAACCACCTGGTTCATCAAAAATCTTACCTTGGATTAAACAAAAAGGAATTAAAGGCAGGAGTAAGAGTGGAAGATTTATTAGTAATCAGTCATTAGCTTATTTAATCTCTCGTAGTATTGGTAAAAAAGGTATTAAACCAACAAATGTAATTAAAAAAGCAAAGGAAAGGTTAATGAAAAATAAAACCGAACTATTAGGTAAAGCAGCAACAAAGGATGTAATGAATTCCTTAAACAAAATCTTAAATAATCTATAATGGCTACAACAACATTAACATCAAATCCAAATGTATATTCACCTGTCTATGGTAATCTATGGTTTCAATTAACTAACTCTGGATACGCTCTTAATAACTTCAAATATGTATATGACTTAAAGAAGGGTAATATATCTGGAACCGCTTTTACTTCATTAGGTAGATATAAAGTTCCACCATCTGTATCTGGTTATGGATTATATGATGCGTCAAGGGTTCTACAAACTCAATTAACATATAATATAACTCCAACTTTATCTGGATGCGTGGTAGCTACTAATTCTAATACAGCATATAAAATAGATTTTGGTGTAGAATATAATCCGAACTTATCATTTACTTCAACATTCGCAACGGCTTCTAAATTAGGTATTACTTTTCCAACAGCTCACAATTTATTAGTTGGTGATGTTATACAAATTAGTAAAGATGATAAAACAGTTAATTATGAATATGATGGAACTGCTTCTGTTGTTAGTGTATATGGATTATCTATTGATACTAATAAAAACTATCTTGTTTCTTATACAAATGAAACTGGTGTGATTATATCTAAATTAAGAATGGAAGGTTCATCATCTGTTCTAAATTCTTTTAATGGAGTAAGACCATATGAGGATAAGAATAAAGATTATGGTTTAACTGGTTCATACTTACATAATGGTTCAATAAGAGAAGAAGGTTCAACATACTCTATGACTAATTATTCTTTTATTGATGGATGGTTTCCAACTTATGATGGTGCTAAAGAAGTTAGTTATGATGACTGGGAGACAGCTTCATATTTGGTAGATAATAGTGGTTCAAAAATAATCACAGTTGGTCTTCAATTATACGACGCTGATAGATTACCATATCAAAACCCGAACTTTAATCCTGCTTACTTTACATTTTCATATACGGGTGGTAAATTCGCAAAGAGAGTAGATATAGGAGTAGGTCCTCAAAACTTATCAGCTATATTAAGTGCTGAAAGCGGAGACCCTTCTATGTATGATATAGAAACTTTATTTGCTGATGCTTCATATTATATGGTATGTCTTCAGTCGGCAGATGTGGGACATGCTACAGTTCCAGTAAGTGAATTTAATTCTTTCGGATTAAGATTTTTTAAGATAAAAGAAAAAGACCCTTTAAGTAATTGTTCTCCTTACCCGAAAAGGAGATTAGCTTTCATAAATCAATTAGGTGGTGTGGATTATTTTAATTTTAATTTCAAATCAACTAATGTAATGAATAATGAAAAAACCTTTTTCAAAAAAGAATTAGGATGGGATTACAAAGTTGGAGATAGAGAAGATTATGTTCTTTCACAAAAAGCTACTGAAACATTTACTATATCAAGTGATTTTCTTACTGATAAAGTAGCTGAATGGTTAAAAGAATTAATAGTATCAACAGAGGTTTATATCATAGACAACTTGGGACAGAAATTTCCTATAATAATAAATGATACATCATATCAAGTAAAAACAAGATTGAATGATAAGATTTTCTCTGTTGTAATCAATTACAGAATGGCTTATCAAACAAATACAGCCCAAGGATAATATATGAATAGAGTAGAAATTATAGTTGTAATAAACAACATCGCACCAGTAGTAAGAAGATTATTGACTGGAACAAATAGTGGAACGCCTTTATTAAATGTTGATACATTTGCTGATAATACTGGTAGATATGCCGTTGATACTAACTCACCTATCATACCAGATAATGTATATAAGTTTCCTCAACAAACTATAACACCAGTTAATTTTGAAGGATTACCAATAGTATTTAATCCATTACTTGGAACTTCATCTGTTATACCACCATTTGTTCCATCAAATCCTTATGCTGCTATAGACCAATTCACAGGTAGATACTCATTAGATTTATTACCAGATGGAGATACTCAAATTCCTACAACATATCAATTATCGGACATAACAGATATATCAACAGTTAATAGTTCATTTACGAAAACTATATCATTACCAGGTTCAAAAAGAAATCAAGAAGCTTTCGGTTTTATATCGGATTTATCTGCTGATAGCTCTTTTAATCCAAATAAAAGATGTAGAGTATATGTTCTTTCGGATAGTGTTCCAGTATTAGAGGGATGGCTTCAATTAACAAAAGTAATTAAGAATAAAAATACTAATTTAGATAAATTTGAAGTTGTTATTTATGGTGATAATGCTAATTTATGGACTGAAATTGGAGAAAGCACATTAGACCAAATAGATTTAAGTGAATTAAATCACGACAGGAATGAAACTAATATAATAAACTCTTGGTCTTCAACACCAGATAAGGGTGGTTATTATTATCCTTTAATTGATTATGGTGGGTGGGGAACTTCAACACATTTAGAATATGGTTCGGATAATACTGCCTTTATGGCTTCGGGTGATTGGACTTTAAGTGATATAGGTGGTTCTACAAGTTCAACTAATAAGAGTTTGGTGACACCAGAGATGATGTATCCAGCTATTCCTGCTAAAACTATATGGGATAAAATCTTTCAAAATGCTTCTTATCAATATAAATCTAATTTTCTTAATTCAACTTTATTCAAAAATCTAATAATTCCTTTTAATAGGAATGTTCTTAAAAGGGCTCCATCTTGGACTATTAATAAAACATTTACAGTTGGTCTTGGTATAGTGCCGGGTGGTAGTTCAGCTACTATGTCTTATGGAACTCAAAATAATATATGGTGTCTTACTCCGAGAACAAGTAGTATTGTTCCTGAATTCTTTGGAGGTATTCAAGGTATAGGTAATTTAAGTATAGGAGCTAATAATTATATATCAGCTGGTGTTCGTATTAGGTTTGCTGATACTGGAACTTATTATCCATATCAAAACTCATTTTCATCAGACCCAGGTCATGTATTTAATCCAAATTCAGTATCATATGCTCCATATAATAAATCTAATAGTGGTTCATTTTCAGCGACAGCTAATGATGGATGGAATGGTAGAATGAAAGTAAGGTTTGGTGTTTATTACAAAATATGGGAATTCGGTAATGCTTTAACACAAAATCAAGGTATAGCACCAGGTAGAGGTGGGAACTCGGAATTATCGGTAAGAAGAACTCAAAATATAAATGGTAATACATTTTCAAATACATCTACAACTCCTGGTTATTTATTCTATAATTTTAATGGAACTGGAAAACCAAATAACGGACCAATACCAGGAAGAACAATAGCTCCTGCTTGGTCGGATTATACTGGATTAATACCAGATGTTAATAATACTTTCTCACCTATTCGTCTTCCAGATAATCGCTTATTAAATGGAGGTGTTGTTAATAATACTGGTATTCCAATTGAATATGGTAGTTCAAATCAAAAGGTATATAACTCGGGACAAAGAGGAATAGAACCAAATACTGGATTAACTGGTAGTTGTTATGAAGGTGAATTTTATACTGCTTGGTTAGATGGTTCAAGTTCAAATCAATACCCTACTTGGTTAGGTGAAGAGTTTTATTTAGAATATAAAGGTGGTGTATTAAATTGGACTGCGGGTCAAACTCAATCTCTTATAGACCCAAAGACAGCTATGTGGATAGAATTTATGCCTGATTTAGGACCAGGTGAAACAGTTGATATGAATAATGTCCTACCATTAGCAACAAAACAAAGAGATTATATGATGTCTATTATTAAGATGTTTAATCTTGTAATTGAACCTGATAAACAAGTTCCGAATATGTTGAATATAGAACCTCGTGATGCTTATTACGCAGCGGGTGTTGTTAATGACTGGACTTCTAAATTAGATAGAAACCAAGATGTTGAAATAAAGATTTTAGGAGACATACAAAATAAAACTACCATCTTCAAAATGAAAGATGATAAGGATTACTATAATGAGGATTATAAATCAAGACATCAGGCAACATACGGACAATTTAGGTTTGAATTAGATAATGATTTTATTGAGGGCGAAAAGAAAATAGAAGTTCTATTCTCTCCTACTCCTATAACTAATGTTGTTGGGTCAAGAGGCTTTGTTATACCAAAAATACTTAAAATGTCTAATGGAGTATTCAGCAAGACAGATGGTAATATAAGGATTTTAAGAAAAGCTACATCTGGAACAGTATCAAATCCATTTAGTGAAGTTTGGAAGTTCGGAGCAACAAGTTCAACAGCTGCTACTTATTCTTATTATCCATACGCGGGTCATTTTGATAATCCATATAATCCAAATGATGATATAAACTTCGGTCAAACAACAGATTTATATTATTTTAATCAATTAAGGGCTACTAATCAAAATCTTTATACAAAGTATTATTACAAACAAATGAATGAGTATTCGGATAAGGATAGTAGAATGATTACTGCTTATTTTAATCTTAATCCAAGGGACATTTATGAATTTAGATTTAATAATAAGATAATAATTGATAATCAATACTATAAAGTAGTAAAGATAGATGGATATGACCCTACACAAAGAGCTCCTTGTAAAGTTATTTTAATAAAAACATTAGATATAACAGCTCCTCAATCTAAATTCACCAGAGTTAATATATCAACTCCAAATCTTGGATTATTGACTGCTATTGGAACAAACAATAATACTATTATGTCTCACGGAGCAGCTGTAATCGGTATGGGTAATGTTATTCCAATTGGTTCGGATAATAGTTTTTTAGTAGGACAAGGAAATACTTTGACTGCTAATAATCCATTCACTTTAATTAATGGTAGCTTAAATACTATCGGAGCTGATACTATAAACGCTAATGTATTCGGTAGTTCAAATGTATTAGCACCAGCATCAACAGGAACAGTATTCGGTGATAATAACCAAGTTCTTACCAATTCATCAGGTAGTATATTCGGTTCTAATAATGTAATTAATTCAAATGTAAATGCTCATGTTGTTGGTTCTAATAATTTATTAAATGAGGCTCACGCTTCTACTAATGAAGTATCAACTATTTATGGATATGATAATATAGTTGGAACAAACTCAACAGCTACTCATATTGTTGGTTCTAATAATGAAGTAGCAGAAAGTGGAACAGCTTCTAACATAACTCATATATTAGGTAATACTAATTATGTTATACCAACATCTACTTATACTACTGATATATCAATTACTCACGTTGTTGGTTCGGATAATTTATTATATCCTTCTATTACTCCTCTTAATACTATATTCGGTTCT